GCCGAGTGATCGCCTTGCCGGCCACGAGCGGCGGTCGCTCCTTCAGCGGCAACGTCATCCTCGACGAGATGGCCTATCACATGCACCCCGAGAAGGTGTGGGACGGCGCCTCAGCCACGGTGCTACATGGGTACCGGCTGCGCGCCCTGTCGACCCCGAACGGCGTCGGAAATTTTTGGCACAATCTTCTGACGGACCCGGATCAGCACGCCGGCTACGTCATGCACCAGACCACGCTGGACGAGGCACGTTTAGACGGCATGCCGGTCGACGAGGAGGAGTGCCGGAAGATGAGCCGCGGGGACCCGCGGGTCTTTGACCAGCTCTTCCGCTGCAAGTTCCTCGACAACGAGCAGCAATACATCCCGACCGAGTTGATCACAGCCTGCTCGCTCGATGAGGCTTTTTGCTTCGAGGGCGAGTGCTACGCCGGCCTCGACCTCGGTCGAGCGAGTGACCGCACTGAGCTGGTCATCGTGCGCAAGGACCAATTCGGCGTCAGGTGGCAGCAATACGCCGAGAGCTGCCGGCGAACGTCCAGCGACGACGTGGAACGACTCGCCGCCTTGACATTTTCTCGCGCCTGGAATTGCCGACGCCTGGTGGTAGATGCGACTGGCATGGGATCTTTCCCGGCCGAGCGGCTCCAAAAGCAGTACGGGCGCTCGCGAGTCGAACCGCTCACTTTCACTCAGCAGAGCAAAGAAGTTCTGGCGACGGGCCTCTACTCGGCTTTCACCGAGCAGACCGTGCGCCTGAACAAGAAAGACTCTGTGTTGATCGACGACCTCTGCGCCATCCGGCGTATCGTCACGGCAGCCGGTAACGTGCGTTACGACGCCCCCCAGACGAGCAAGGGTCACGGCGACCGTGCATGGGCCTTCGCACTCGCACTTCACGGCTGCGCCGGCCCGGACCGCAGGCGTCGAGAAGTCTACCGCGGATGAAGGACAAAAAAGAAGTCAAGAGGCCACGCCTGGTTGAGCAGGTAGACCAGATTGTCAAGCATTGGCTCCGCGGGTGCTTCTGGAGACACTGGCTCGAAGTCGGCTGCCCGGGAGACGACGAGACGTTGAAAGCTCTGGTGAAAGAAGGTCAGGCGTGAACGAGAAGACGAAGAAAAAGGATCAACAGAGTGCGGAGGACCGCCTCATCGACATCCTAGAAGTCTTCGCCGAGGAAACTCGCCGCCCCGGAGCGCCCGCTCGACCGCTTACCAGCGACGAGCGCGCTGCCATCCGAACCACTCGAAGCCGGTAATCTGGCCGGCTCGGCCCGACCATGATCCTCTCCAACCTCCCAGGGTGCGCCGCGGCGCAGAAGGCCATCGAGGCCAACTTGTCCCCGCGGGCGCAGTACCTCGGAATGTTGGAGCGGTATGTAGAGGGCACCCAGTACGAGGGGCAGCCCGACTGGTTCGACAAGTCTGTCCCGCTGTTCGAGCGCGCCCCCTGCATCGTTTACACGCTGACCCGCAGCGCCACCAATTCTAACACCGACTTCGTTTTGGGGGAAAGTCGCTGGCCGCGGATCACCGCGCGTCCGGCCGAGGACGACGCAGAATTTGACGACCTGGGCTTGTCCCTAGAAGATTCTGCGATCCTCGACAAGTTTATGCTGGAGGTTCAGCGGCAGAGTCGTTTCAAGTCGGTGGCCCGCGAGGCGTTCACGTCTGCCCAATCTTGTGGTTCGGCTGTGGCTATCTTCGGTGCCGTCGGCGGCGAACTACGGATCGAGACCACCAGAACACGCTGGTGTCAACCGGAGATGAACCCCGACGGGTCCGTGAAGCGGCTCGTCATCCAGTACCCGTACCTGGAGCAGTACCGGGAGCAGGGTGGCGGACCGTGGAAGGTTCGTGCGCGGCTCTACCGCCGCGTGGTGGACGACCAGTACGATACGACTTTTCTCCCCGCGGATGCGAGCAGGATGGGAGTCGAGCCAAATTGGCGTCCAGATCCGACGCTCACCGTCCGGCACGGCTTCAACTTCTGCCCGGTGGTCTGGTACTCGTTCATGAGCGGGGCCGGGTCGTTTGAAAAAGTTGACGGCCATGCGATTCACGAGCATCTGCTCGACGAGATTCGCGCGCTGGACATGGCACTCTCGATGCGGCATCGCGCCGCGCTCTATGCCAGCGACCCGCAGTGGACCGAGGTCGGCGTGGATGAGGGCTTCACCCCCACGGCCACCGGCGACGTCACGGCTCTCCCCGCCACCATCAAGGGCGGACCAGTCACCAGCGAGAACCGCCCCGTGGGTGAGTACCGCGGCGGCAAGCGCGAGCAGGGGCGAAAGAAGGGCCCCGGTGAGGTCTGGCAATACCCAGATCCCCAAACGAAGATCACGCTCCATACGCTCCCCGGTGACGCACTCACCTCCATCAGCGAGCACATCAAGGACCTCCGGGTCAAGCTCGGTGAGGGTCTCTCGGTCGTTTTTCTCGACCTGGAGGCGGTGAAGTTTGCCTCCGCCCTGTCGGGCAAGGCGCTCGACCTCCTGCGCGAGCGGCAACTTGACCGCTGTGAGCAATACCGTGACGACTTTGGGCAGAAGTTCATCTTGCCGGCGGTCGGCATGCTCCTCCGATTGGTCCGGTTTCTCGGACCCGCCCTCCGCGTTACCGGGTTGAAGAAGACCTCGCCTATCCTTCAGAAGTTTGACCTGGAGCAGTGGCGCCCGCCCAGCATCTCAGTTTTGTGGGGGCCCTTCTTCCGGCCCGACACGGCGGAGCAGCAGCTCACCGTTGCCATGGTGGTACAGGCGTGGGTCGCAGGCGGCGCCGGCAACCTTATCACGAGGCGCATGGCGCTGGAGAAGTTGAAGGAAGTCTTCCCCTACGAGAGCGAGGAGGCCATCCTCCAGCAGCTCGACGAGGAGGCCGAGGCGCGGCAGAAGGGCGACCCCGAGTTGCAGGTTACACCGCCCGGCGGCGCCGAGGACAAACTCGCTCGAACGACCGGCCCGAAAGCGGAGAGTCTGGAAAAGAGCCGCGCAGAGCTGGGTAAAAAGACCCCGAAAAAGCCGGGAGCATTTTCTGCCGGCTGACAAAGAGAAACCGAACGCATGAAGACCTGCCTGATCTGCTTGACCCCCGCTGATGCCGATGGGGAATCGACGTGCGGGAGCTGCGGTGAGGCTTCGTGGTCGGAGCCCGTTGCGCCCCCCAAGGCGCCAGGGGCCGGAGGGAAGTCAAAGTCGCAGAAGAAGTCGACCAAGACCGCCGAACCAGCCACCGAGCTGCGCAAGCCGGAGGAACCATCGGAACCAGCCGGGGAGATGTCGGACGACGGGATCTTGGCGGTCCTACGTGAAGAAACCAGCGAGGCCCTTGTTTGGGCTCGGGATGATGTCGAGCTGCCTGAAAAGGTGCGCCTGATGGCGGCCGAGGAGCTGACTCGTCGTGGCACATGATGTTGTAACACCGGCCGGTGAGGTCCGCAAGGACCCGAACGTGTTTGAGTTCGGCGGGCGCCGAGTCGACGAGAACTTCCGGCCGATCGACGGAGGGGATCAGGCTGTCCTCCAGGCGCAGCCGACTGTGGTTATTTCGGAGGACATCCCTCCGAGGGCCAAAGTGGAGTTGAAGCCGGTTCGGGTGAAAGCGGAAGAGCCAATCACAGCAGGCTCCGTGGTGAAGCAGCTCCGCGCCCGACTCCGGGTGGTGCAGCGAGAGATTCTCGCGCGCCAGGCCCTGGAGGCGGAGCGAGAACAGATCAAGCGGCTGCTCAGGGCGGCCGAGGAAAACAAGGCTACGGTCCATGCGCTAAGGCGCGCGGCCGGTTGAGAGGAAAGATACGACAATGGCGAACAAAGACGCAACCATCCGCGGGCTCCAGTGCCTCGGCCGCACGTTCGCGGGCTTCGGCTCGCGTGAGGCGTGGCTGCTCACCTGCGATTTTCCGGCCTACACGGCCGCTGCCGACACGGCACGCATCCTACTCTGCGGTGCGTCCATCGATGCGACCGCACGCGATGGCAAGACGAGTACCCTCCGGGCCGGCACCTGCGTCCAGGCGGGATACGACGGGACCCTCGCGGTCTATCCTACCGGCGCATCGGTGCAGGCACTTACCGTGTCGTCGGACACGCTGAGTGGCCAGCTTTCGACTGCTGCCGGTGTGGACGAGACCAAGGCAGCGACGACCGTCCCGGCAGCAATCCTCGTGGTGGTCGATCGTAGCTGATAGTCATCCCCCTGCTGATTCGTCGGTAGGGCCGCCTTGTTGGGGATTTTACCCGGCAGGCTGTTGCTTCCTTAATTCATAGTCCCCAACCACGCCTCGCCGAGCGACATCGTGCGTAACGGAGAAGGGAAATGGCAGACGAAGACACGAATGGTACACCCGCGCCCGCAGCCCCCTCAGCACCGGCGCCCCCGCAGCCACACGCACCGGCAGACGGTGGTGCCGAGGTCCGACTCACCAGCGCGCAACTGAAGCAGCGACTGGACGAGACCCGCACCGCAACCGAGCGGAGGATTCTCGCCGAACTCGGTGTGGATAGCCTCGATAAGGCGAAGGAGTTTACCCAAACGGAAGGCGGCAAGGTGCGCCAGCGTTTGGGCGAGTTGGAGGCGAAGAACGCCGAGCAGCAATCGACCATCGCTGAGTTGAAGACCAAGATGGGGACAATTTCTGGGGAGCGAGCCAGCAAAGTCCTCGCCGACCTTCCCGAGCACGCTCGTAAGGAAGTAGAAGCAGCTACTGACGATCCAGAGAAGCGCATCGCGCTCGCGGAGGTCGTTCGTAAAGCGCTGTCCGGCAACGGTACGCCTCCCCAGCCAGCGCCCGCAACACCGCCCGCGCCCGCAACACCGCCCGCGCCCGCAACAACGATGCCCACTAAACCGGCTCCAACGGATGCCGGAAACAACAGCCCCCCGAATCATCGACAGATTTGGGAAAAGTTGCAAACAGAAAACCCCGTCGCCGCAGCTCACTACATGAAGCTGCACCAGCGACTGATTGTCCCCGGACCGTGACCCTTCCTGGTCTTACCTCGGGGAGTTGACACCCAAAGAAGGAAGTAACCCCCCATGCCCGTTTCTCGCGTAACTATCCCCGAGGAGTTCTACGACATCACCTCGGCGGATCTTCTGGTCCAGCCCGAGCCTCAGTACGCCTACGCGAACCTGATGCTCGCCGCGCTGGCGATCGACCTCAACGTCCCCGACATGCTCGGGCTCCAGCTCCCCGACCGCCAAGTCGGTGGGGTCGGTGCGCCGTACAAGACGGCCGAGGAAGACCGCCTGCAACTTGCCAAGGATCTCCCCGGTGAGGTTTTCGCGGTCAAGCACGACTTCAAGGCTGGTCCCGGTCACACGATCCGGTTCAATCGCCCGAAGTACACCAACTCAACCTACACCGAGGCGAGCCGCAAGATCGGCACGTCCCAGTCGATCTCGACGACCCCGATCGAGATCGGCAGCGAGCAGGTGCCACTCACCGTGGCGCGCTACGCCGGCCCCTACGGCTCGGCGGCCGTGCAGCCCTTCGCCATCGACGCCTTCGACGCGCAGATGGGCGTCCACAACCTGGCGAAGCTCGTCGGCACCCACATGAAGCGTGACTTCCACCGTTTCCTCGACAGCGTGTGGGTGACTCTCCTGGACCTGGCGTCGACCACGATCTACCCGAACGGGATCGCGGCCGACAACGACATGACTTCAAAGGGCTCGGCACCGCTGAGCTACGAGCAGATCAGCCGTACCAGCAAGACCCAAGACGAGTCAAACCTCCCGACCTTCTCGGACGGGCGCCGGCTCTTGGTGGTCTCGCCGACCGGCAAGAAGCAACTCAAGGACGATCCGCAATACGCCCGCTACGCGGAGTTCCACAAGGAGATGAACCCGCTGTTCCCCGGCTACTTCGGCTCGCTGCCGGAGTACCACCTGGCGTTGTCCACGACGCTCAGCAAGCCGACGAACAGCTCGTCCGTCGCCATCCACCGCGCGCATGCCATCGCCCCCGGCGTGGCACTCGCTGGTATGGGCGCTCCGCCGGCAGTTGTGCCGGCCAGCGATGACAACTACGGCCAGCAGGCCAAGGTGATCTGGTTGGCCTTCCTGGCCTTCGGCCTGGCGGACAACCGCTTCGTCACCTCGGTCCGCTTCACCGAGGACAACTGACACATGAGCTTCCCCGCCCGATATACCGTCGTCTCGGTCGCCTCGACCACGCTGAACGGAACGACCGCTGGGTCGACCGTTGGCGGGACGGCTACCCAGACCAGTGAACTTGCACTTGACACGCTCTCGTGCAAGTTCACGGTCAACGCCAAGACCAACACGATGACCATCACCGGCAAGTGGCAGGTCTCGGATGACAACTCCACCTGGGTGGATATGCCGCCGGAGAACAACGCAGCCATCGTCGCCTTGGCAACCGGTGACGGCGTCGGCGTCGCGGCCACCAAGGCGCTCCCCGCCCCGCGCGGGGTGCTCGGCTGGAAGTGGGTTCGTCCCGCCATCTTGGTCGGGGTGGTGGACAGTGCGCAGGCACTCGACACCTACGCTCTGGACATCCACTACCGCCGGTTCAACGGCTTCGGCTGATCGACTCCCGCCAATTCCTGAAGAATTGGCGGGAGAACGAGAGAACCACGCGAAATCATGGCACTTTCAGACAGTGAAATCGCGCGGGTGAAGTATGAACTCGGGTATAATTTGCTAACGATCAGCGCCGAACCCTATATCGGCGTCGCCCGAGTTTTTGAACTCGTCATTCAGCCCAACCTACTCGCGGGCGCCATCACTACCAGCACCACCGCCGTCACCGCGGTGGACCCCGGTCTCTCGCCGGCACCCGTCAACCTGACCCTCGGGTCAGCGAGCGGGTTTACGGCAGGCGACCGGGTGGTGGTTGACGTGGATGACCGGCAGGAGACGCCGGTCATCCAGAATGTCAGCGGCTCCACCATCACTGTGCTCCTTGCGCTCGATCACACCGGGACATACCAGGTGACGGTCGAGCGCGGGGAGAGCATCGTGCGTGAGCACCTGCGTTACCTCCGGGACATTGCCAAGCGGCTCGGTGAGCTGATGCCGATTCAGGTGGGCGTGTCCAAGGCCGACGACGTTGACATCGCCGTCGGACTCGACAGTCCCGTCGCGGAGTTGAAGAAGCTCCAGATGTACTGGCGGGACGAATTGTCCTCGGCGCTCGGCGTGGAGAACCTCCGCAAGAGCAAACGTTCTGGTAGCGTAGCGCTGTACTGAGGAGCCGTGAAGACGCTCCGCGACGCGCTTCTTCCCGTTCTTTTCCACTT